ACCGTGCGTGGCTACGACAAGGGCAAGGACCTCATCATGGGACGCTGTTGGTGGGGGACGTTCCGGGACTTCTGGATCGCCCGCACCGACCTCGACGACCTGCTGATGGACGACGGGGACGCTCACATTCAGTTCAGAGTCTGAACGGAGACCTCATGGCGACCACCTGCAAGTGCGGCAAGAGAACCATCCGCGTGAAGGGTGGCGCTGCGAAGAAGTCCAGCACCCCGGTGAAGAAGGCGGCCATCAAGAAGAAGGGCGGCAGCGTGAAGCAGGCTGCAAGCAAGGCCAGCGCCGCCACCAAGCAGGCCACGGCGAAGGCTCGTGCGGCTGCGAAGAAGAACGCGACGCCGTGCCGGTGCTCGCAGACCAAGTAGGGAGCAACCATGAGTGGATTCACAGCCGCGACGTGGAACGTGTTCAACGGCAGTACGCCGAAGAACCTTGAGCCGTCGCTCAAGCATCTCCTCCACCGCAAGAACGTCGGCCTGCTGTTCATGCAGGAGATGACCAACGACGACAACCTAGCCATGCTGGCCGACCACGACCTCGGGGTCGCGTTCGTGAGGCCGCAGTACGTCGTCGCGTGGAAGAAGGACGAGTGGGTGCCGGTGCAGCACACCCGCAAGATCAGCCTCGCTGAGACCACCTTCCATCGTGTCGGCGGCGCGGAGGCTTCGGTCGATGCCTGCCTCCAGCGGCTGCGTCACCGTCCCTCGGGCAAGGTGCTCTCGGCCATGTCGTACCACACGCCCGCCCACGTTCAGGTGGCCAACAAGCCCAAGAACCGGATCGCGGCGCTGCGTGAGGTTGCGACTCGCTGGAAGGCGATCCAGAAGAACGAGATGAAGCATGTCGACGCCGTGCTGTTTGCTGGCGACGACAACGTGGACGAGCGGCTGCGGCATGGACCGTGGGGCTTCATGCTCAAGCACGCCACCGGGCTGCGTCAGGTTCAGGCACCGAAGGCCACCCACGGCAAGGTCATCAAGATCGACGACTTCCGTGAGCGTGGCCTGACGGTCGGCAGCGGCTGGGTGATGAACGTGCCCGAGCCCGACGACCACCGTGTCCACGGCCACCACTTCGGGTGGCGCTGATGCACCTGCAGGACACCGGAGACGGGTTCCTTCGGTCGGGGCGGGTCCGGTTCCACAACGGGCTCGCCCCGCTGATGTGCCCCATCGACTCCATCCAGCCCGCGCCGTACAACTACAACAACGGCGATGTGGATGCGGTGTGCGAGTCCATCGAGACCAGCGGCATGTACCGCCCGGTCTACGTGCAGCAGGACACCGGCAACATCATCGCGGGCAACCACACATGGCAGGCGTGCAAGGAACTCGGGGCCGACGTGGTGCCGGTGGTCTACCTCGACGTTGACGACTCCAAGGCGCGGCGCATCATGGTCGCGGACAACCAGATCGCCTCGCTCGCTCAGCCGGACAACGGCCTACTGGTCGCCCTGCTGGATGAGATTGACGACGAGTACGGCCTGCTCGGCACTGGCCTGACGCAGATGGAGGTCGAGCGGCTGCGGCTGCTTAACGACATTCCCCTCGACACCGAGGAGGACTCGTTCGGCTCGTGGCCGACCTTCACCGTCAAGGTTCCGCCCCACGTCATGCGCGAGTTCATGTGGCGCACTCGTGGTGCTGACGACGACAGGCAGCGGTTCGAGATGCTGCTCAGGCTGGCGGGGTGGGATGGGTCCGCAAGGGAGTAAGCCTCCGGTCGGTGCGGCTCTCGCTGTCGCACTGATCGTGATGGCAGCACAGGCAGAGCAGGACCGTTCAGACTCTGAACAGGAGGAGTGATGGAGAGGTTCGACTGGGTGGTCATCATCGTCACCGTCGCCTGCTTCGCTGCCCTGTTCTGGATCATGCACGAGACGAGGAACAAGTGACGTACTGGGCCTGCGTCGGCCAGTGGGCCGTCCCGAAGATCGCCTGCACCGAGCACGGCGAGGGGCACACCGGACTGCACACCAAAAAGACCGGGCACCCCACCGTCACCACTGAGAACGAGGCGCTCGCTCTGCGGCTCGCAGAGGAGATCGACTGATGGACGTGTACACCGTGTTCTTCACGGTGGGCTTCCTCGGCGGCATCGCTGCCGTCACTCTCGCGTGGTTGGCGTGGTGGCGCATCGAGTGCCACAAGCCGATTCACTGCTGGGGGTGCCGCTGCCAGACTGACCCGTCGTACGATCAGTCTCAGGAGGTGCAGCGTAGTCATGGCGATGGAACAGGACCCGACTGACCCGACCGGCGTGAGAGACGACTCTCCTCGCGGGGGCAAGGCAGTAGCACGCGCACGCGACCGCAAGGCTGCGTCGGCGCTGCAGTTGAAGATCGCTGGTGCGACTTGGGACGAGATCGCAACTCTCGTCGGCTACCCCACCGGGCACCACGCGCAGATCGCGACCGAGAAGGCGTTGGAGAAGGAACTCCGCACCGAGGGGTCGCAGGCATACATGCGGACCATCGCTGGTCAGCGTCTGGAGAGGCTGATCCGCTCGACATGGAAGAAGGCCATCGACGAGAACCATCCCGAGCACCTTGTCGCGGTGGACCGGGCTCGCCAACTGATCGACCGGCACGCCAAGTTGTACGGCCTCGACGCTCCCACTGAGGTCGTCGTCCACTCTCCGACCCGCGACGAGTTGGAGCGGTGGGTCGCTGGCGTCGTGCAGGCCAAGACTCCCGCACTGGAGGAGCCTGACATTTTTGAGGTCGAGTGGGAGGAGACGGATGAGGCGGTGGAGGGCTGATGCCGTACCGCGACCTCGGGGACTTCAAGGCGAAAATCCAGTTCGTCACCTCTGCTCGCACCCCGTCGCTGATCTACAAGGCCGTTCAGAAGGTCGGCGTGCAGTCGAACACCGTCTACATTCAGCGTGCGGTGGCCGAGGCGCTCTCTCGCGACCTCGGCATCCCTCTGCAGGAACTCCTCGATGAACTCCCGGAGCCCAAGGGGAAGGCTGCGGTGCTGTTCAACGAGCACAGGCAGGCAGTCCTGCGTCGCCAGAAAGAGATGGAGAAGGCTGGATGACCTGCCCTAGTATGGACACATGGCAAAGGTCCGCATGTCGCAGTCCTGCGCTGGTGGGTGTGGCACCTACCTCCGCGTGGGGACTCAGGCGACCCGTCTGCACGGCAACTGGTGGTGTGGACCGTGCCTGATGAGACACCGCCGAACCTGCCTGACATTGAAGCCTTCAAGCAGTGGAAGCCTGAGTACCAGCAGCAGGCCCTAGAACTGCTCAAGGAGCGCGAGAAGTCTCCGTGGAAGCCGTTTTACTGCCCCATCCCCACCTGTGACGGCAACCCCCACGGAGAGTGGGCCTTCCCTCACGCTCGCTCCGACCAGCGCCCCCCGAGATGGTCTGCGGACTGGCTCGTGTGTCGGGCGGGCGTGGGTCGGGCAAGACCCGCACCGGGTCCGAGACCACGCACCGGATCACCAAGCACGTCGGTCGTCTCATCCTGATCGCCCCCACCGGGCCTGACCTGCGCGAGACGATGGTCGAAGGTGTCTCTGGCATCCTCGCCACCGCCCCTCCGAACGCTCGACCGGTGTGGGAGCCGTCGAAGAAGAAGTTGACGTGGCCCAACGGTGCCATCGCGCAGGGATTCTCGGCCGAGGAGCCCGACCGTCTGCGTGGACCGCAGTCTGGGTTCGTCTGGGCCGACGAGCCTGCCCACTACCCGGACCCGCAGGAGGTCTGGGACAACATGCTGTTCGGCCTGCGGCTCGGGAAGAACCCCAAGGTCGTCGCGACCACCACCCCGAAGCCGACGAGGTGGATGAAGGCGCTCCTCAAGGACCCGATGACCGTCATCCACCGCGTCTCCACCTACGCCAACCTCGGCAACCTCGCGGAGACGTACAAGCGCACGGTGTTGGAGCGGTACGAGGGCACCCGGCTGGGCCAGCAGGAACTCCACGGCGAACTGCTTGAGGACGTGGAGGGTGCTCTGTGGCAGTGGGAGATGATCCGCTGGATCGACGAGGCCCCGGCCCTGCAGCGCATCGTGGTTGCGGTTGACCCTGCCGGTACGGCCAACAAGAAGTCCGACGAGACCGGCATCGTGGTCATCGGCATTGGCTTCGACAAGAAGTTGTACGTGCTGGCTGACCTCACCGGGAAGTTCACCCCCGGTCGCTGGGCCGACGTGGCGGTCAGCGCCTACGAGGACTTCTCCGCTGACGCCATCGTGGCTGAGAAGAACTACGGCGGCGACATGGTGCAGCACACGCTGGAGAAGGCCGACCGCTACAGGCAGGCCGGTAGCCCCCGCGTCATCATGGTCAACTCCCGACGTGGCAAGGCGCTGCGTGCGGAGCCCATCGTGGCGCTCTACGAGAAGGAGAAGGTTCTGCACGTCGGCCAGCGAGGCGACCTGCTCAAGTTGGAGGAGGAGCAGACCTCGTGGATTCCCGGCGAGGGCGACTCCCCCAACCGGGTCGACGCGATGGTTCACGGCGCTACTGAACTCGCCAAGAACGTGATGCCCGCGCAGATCAGCGACCCGAACAAGTTGCTGGCCGGTCGTCAGTTCCCCACCAACCGACACCTTCGGGTCGTCTAGTTCAGAGTCTGAACGGAGCAACCATGCCTGACCTCGACCACTTCACACTCGTCGCCGCCGTGATCGTCGGCATCCTGTCCGTAGCCCGTACGGCGCGGCTGATCGGCTTTGACGAGTACCCCCCGATGACGTACCTCCGCAACAAGTGGGAGGCACGCCTCGGCTCCGAGGGGTGGGGGAAGTTGATCTTCTGCCCCTTCTGCTCGGCCCCGTACCTCGCAGCCGGGATGCTTGCGTGGGCGTGGGCCTCTGACCTGCACTGGACATGGTGGCTCATCAACGGCTGGTGGGGACTCTCGTACGTCGCCAGCATCGTTGTTGCGTACGACCAGCCCGAGTGACTGACCTAGCAACGAGTGAGTGAGGGTCTACCCTGATCTCCAGAAGCCCGAGGTAGGAGAGACATGCCGCGCCAGCCCCGCCGCAAGGAGCCCGTCGTCATCCCGACGACCGCGCTCGTGGCATCCGCCGTCCGCTACTCAGGCAAGGCTGCTCGCATCTTCCAGCCGAACCAAGACTGGCAGATCGAGTGCTACCGCCACTACGCCATCTGTGGCGAAGCCCGCTTCGCCGCGAAGTTCTTCGGGCAGGCGCTCTCCCGCGCTCGCCTTTACGTCGCCAAGAAGGGTGGTCCGCAGGGGCCGACCCCGGTGAAGTCCGGTCCCAGCGTCAAGAACCTCGATGACCTGTTCAGCGGCAAGGACGGGCAGTCTCAGATGCTCGACGCGCTGGGCACACACCTCACCATCGCTGGCGAGTGCTACCTCGTGGGCCGTGAGGTCGACGGTCAGGACGTGTGGGAGATCGTCTCCATCTTGGAGATGCACGTCACCGGCAACAAGTGGACAATCCGCTACTCCAACGACCGCGCCGAGGACGTTCCCCTCAACGACGACGATGTGGTCATCCGCATCTGGATTCCCAACCCCGGCAAGCGCATCGAGGCCGACAGCCCGTTCCGCTCGCTGCTCCCGATCCTCACCGAGATCGAGTGGCTGACCCGCCACATCTTCGCGCAGACCTCCTCGCGTCTCGCTGGTGCCGGTCTGCTGATGATGCCGCAGGGCATGTCGTTCCCGCCGCCGCCCGACCAGAACGGCAAGGCACCCGAGACCACCAACGACGCTGACGCCTTCATGCTGACGCTGGCCGACGCCATGCTGCAGCCGATCAGCGACCCGTCGTCCCCTGCAGCGATGGTCCCCATTGTGGTCACAGCCCCGGACGAGGCCATCGACAAGGCCCGCCTGATGCACTTCTGGTCGGACCTCGACTCGGCTGCGCTTGAGATGCGAAGCGAGGCGATCCGTCGCTTCGCGCTCGGCATGGACCTGCCGCCCGAGCAGGTCATGGGCATGTCGAGCAACAGCGGCACTGGCGGTGGAACCTCGAACGGCGTGTCTCACTGGGGCGCGTGGCAGATCGAGGAGTCCACGATCAAGTTCCACATCGAGCCGATGCTGGAACTGATCTGCAACGCCCTGACCATCGGCTACCTGCGCCCGCTCGCGCCTGCCGGGATCACTGACCAGTTCATCACCTATGACTCCTCCGCGCTGCGCCTGCGACCCGACCGGTCGAAGGAGGCGTTCGAGTTGTACGACCGGGGGCTGCTCTCGAAGGAGGCCCTGCTGCGAGAGAACGGCTTCACCGAGGACGACCTGCCCAACGACAGCGAGTTCGTTCAGTGGCTGCTGCGGAAGGTCGCCTCTGGTTCGGCTACTCCCGAACAGGTCGGCGCTGCGTTGGAGAAGTTGGGGGTGGTCCTTCCGATGGCTGCGGGCAGTGGCGGCGGCACGCTGCGTGAGACTCCGCCGCCCCCCACCTTGGAGGACCACCCCCAGAACCCCCGTACCCCTGCAGAGGCGGCGGCTCTCCTGCCCGCTGCTGAGGCGCTCGTGTTCAGGGCGCTGGAGCGTGCGGGGAATCGTATCCGGCAGAAGGCCGGGGTGAAGCCTCCGGGTGTCCCTGCGTACGAGATGCACACGCTGTTCCAGTGCAACGGTGACGCACAGACCTTCCTCGATGACGCATGGTCCTGTGCTCCGCAGGTGCTGGACGGGCTGGCTGACGTGGACACCACTGTTCAGACTCTGAACAGTTACTGCCGAGCCCTGATGGCCGAGCAGTCCCCGCACTCGCGACACCGGCTGCAGCAGTGGCTGGAGTTGGGGGCCAAGCAGTGAACCTGTTCTCCATCGAGGAGTTCGCCGCTCGACGCCGCCTCACGCAGAACAGCGTCGAGGAGAAGTTGCGTCCCCTCGTCCGGCGCGGCATCGACCGACACACCAACACCCACGGCTGGCAGGAACTCACTCGGGAGATCGGCCACGTCTGGCGCG